AACTTATACAGGCTCAACTTCTGTAGGAACTGGTCAGATTCAAATTTATAACAATTCAGATGGAAACATTATTGCTGGTTTACAAGAATATTTAGATTTTGGTGGCGCATATACTAGAACTGCCAATGCCGCTACATTAACTATTGATATTTATGGTCGAGTAGTCGGATTTGAATTGCCAGACAATTTTTATTACACAACGCAACAATTTACTGCTACTTCTGGACAAACTGTATTTAGCGTTACAAGAAGTTCTGAATATGTTAGCGGTCAATGTTTGGTATTCCAAAATGGATGTCTTTTGAATACAACTGAATATACTGATACAGGCGGTTCTACAGGCACAGTAACCTTATCCGTAGGCGCAACTACTGGAGATAAAGTTACTATTACATCCATGAAATCGACTTCTTCTGTTTCTTTGGTTACAAGTGCGGCATCGGGAACTGGTTCTGTGGCTACATTAACTTTTGCTTTAAGATCATTTGCGCCATTTACTGTAGGTCAAAGTATTACAGTTTCAGGAGTTGTCCCATCAGGTTATAACGGAACATATACAGTAACCGCTTGCACTACTTCATCAGTATCTTATGCTAATGCTACTACTGGAGTTCAAACCACTTCTGGAACGATTGTGCCAACTAGCACAGTTTATAATTCTTTTACTAGAAATTCAGTTTCCTTAACAAATCAGGCTTCTTATACCGCTTCAGGGTTTACTCTTTATGATGGATATGAACTATTATTCCTAAACGGAACAGTCGTAAATGCTCAAGATTACAATGTAAGCGATCAAACTATTACATTTATAGGTAATACTACTGGTTCTTTACAAGTAGTTCAATGGTCAGCCAATAATCTAGGAGTAGCCAACGGAACTCCAGTTAATGTGGATACCTTTACAGTAATAGGTCAGGCAAACTATAATTTTAGTTATAATGTCAACGCTTTTAATCTTTACAATAACGGAGTATTGCAATTTAACGGAACAGATGTAACCGCAACTTCTGGTTCAGTTTTTACTTTAACGACAACACCAACTGCTAATACTAATATATTAGTTCAACAAACATTTGCTAGAACAGGGGCAGTCTAATGACACAAGCATTTAACCTTAGTCAATTTGCTAATAATTTAAACTCATCAGGGCAAACCAGTAATTCTGGTTTACAAAACGCTTCTGTTACTGTAACTGCTGGAACAGGAATGTCTGGCGGTGGTTCTGTTGCATTGGGTGGCTCTACTACTTTAACTAATGCTGGAGTAACTTCAATTGTTGCTGGAACTGGTATTTCTATATCAGGTGCAACTGGTGCGGTAACTGTTACAAGCACTACTACTGGCGGTGGATTTCAAATATTTACATCATCAGGAACATTTACAGTTCCAGCGGGTGTTACTATGGTTGCTGTAACCCTAATTGGTGGTGGCGGTGGTGGTGGTGGTGGTGGTTCTCCCGCTGGCAATGGTGGAACAGGTGGAACTTCTTCTTTTGGTGCTTATGGTAGTGCTACTGGTGGTGGTGGTGGCAGTGGTTCTGTTGAATATTCTGGTGGTGGTGGCGGTGGTGGCTCATATTCAGGTGGAACATTAGGACAATTTGGCTCTGGTGGTAATAGTGGTGGCGGCGCTGGTGGCGCATCAATGTTTGGCTATGGCGGTGGTGGTGGCTCTGGTAGTGCTGGTGGTGGTGGTGGTGGTAAAGGTGGCGGTGGCGGTGGCGGTGATAATACTATTGGCAATGGCGGTGGCGGTGGCGGTGGTGGCATTAATTATGCTTATGTATCTGGATTAACTGGTGGTGGGACTGTTTCCGTAACAGTTGGAACTGGTGGTGCTGGGGGATCAGGTTCATATTCTGGTGGTGCTGGTTCGGCTGGTATTGTTATTGTTACTTATTAAGGAAAATTATGAAAGCATTAATTGATCCACAAACAACCAATATTAAATATATAAAAGAATGGGTTGCAAATCCAAGCGAAATTTATCCACCTGTTATACCAGTTTATGATGTATATCCAAATAGCGAAAGAGTTTGCGAAGTTCAAGAAACTCCATTTCAAGTGGCTTTGCCATTATTTTGGACAGATTGTCCTAGCAATTGTGTAGCCGATCAATGGTATTATGATAGCGTAAATAAAATTTGCAAAAAAATTGAAAATGCTATTCCACCACAATAATAAATAAAATTTAATATGCAAAAGTATTATGAAACAATAGAAAATATTATAAATTCAGTTCAAGCAAATGAGTTAGAAGAAATATTAAATGGTTCTTGTTTTCCTTGGTATTTACAAAAAGCAACTACCAGTAAATATACAAAAATACATAAATGGCAAGATGATCCATTAAGATTCAAAGAAATTCCATTTCTTAGTCATCTTTTTTGTAAAGATGGTAAATCAGATTCATCTTATCTAGGAATTGCAGTAACTTTATTTAATGCAATAAATAGGGTAAAAAATAATTTTTATAAAGATATTTTGCGTTGTCAAGCAAATTTGACATTTCCTTCTAGAGAAGGTTTACATTCACCATCTCATGTAGATGATTTTGAAATAAAACATCATGTAGGCTTATATTTTGTAAATGATTGTGATGGCTCTACATTATTATTAGATGAAGATGGAAAAATTATAAAAGAAATTTTACCAAAAAAAGGGTCTATTTTATTGTTTGATGGATCATGTATTCATGCTGGTGGTATTCCTTTTGAAAGTCAATACAGAACAGTTATAAACTTTAATCTTTTAATGTAAAATGAAGTAAAATAATAAAAAATAAGACATAATTCATGGGTATGTGGAGTTCCATTGCCTGTTAACCGAGTATGGAGAAATTATGGCTGTCTTTAATAAAAACACACTTACCCAAGTTTCGGGGTTTGACAATCAAATTATTGCTGGTGAATTAGTCTATCAGCAACAAACCTATTGGAATCTTACCCTTGCTAATGATGGTGTTCCTGTTGATCTAACTGGGGCAACAATTGATGCTCAGATCATCCGTAGAACGCTAACGAATGTGCGGGATTCTCGTTATGGACTAGCCTTTGACATTGGCGATTACACTCCTACTCCTGATCCTATTCCCCTTACTATTACAAATGTAAACGAAATTGCTGGAACTTTTACACTTGTTATTGATGAAGCCGCATGGGATTTAGTGGCTGGACAACCTGAACTAGCCATTAATAGCGTGAATGGTGCTGGGTTCTCAGGTCGAATTAAGATTAGTTTTCCAGCCGAAGGCACAACTCCAGCCAATGACCTAATCGTATTCTTATTATTCTTGGTGCGTTCTGATGCAGTCGTAAATAATTAAGGATTGCTATGACCGATATAACAATCAATACACCAGATAATAATGATGTAAACCTAGAAGTATCAAAAACTAATGATTTAACTTTAGATGTATCTGTAGGCAATCAAATAACGCTAACAGTTGATAAAGGCATTATTGGTCCACAAGGCTTGTCAGGTTTTTCGGGGGCATCTGGGTATAGCGGATACTCTGGTATATCCCCACCAAATGCAGTAACTAATTCATCAACTTCAACCGATAATGCCATTGCTAGATTTGATGGCGATACTGGCAAAATAATTCAAAATTCATTAGTAATAATTGATGATGATGGAAGTGTTAATGTAGGAACTAATGCTGACATTGGTTCAAATTCAAATATTAATATTGAAGGTAATGGCGCTGGACTTAATTTTGGATACCCGTCTTTATTAAACATAATTCAAAAAAATGATAATCCTTGGGCATTTACAATCCAAAATGATTCCGCGCCAGCGGCTACAAAAGGCGGTTTATTTTATGTTGCTAATAATGGTGATTTTTATTTTTCAGTTGGTAATACTTCAGCACCATATGATTATTATACAAATTTAAGACTTAATACGGATGGATCATTAACATTAGTTGGTGGCGCAAGTATTAGAAATCCTATAAATTCGGATTCATTGGCTATTGGTAATGATGCTGGTCTAATTTCTCAGGGTGATGGTGCAATAGCCTTTGGTGCGGGCGCTGGTTATGATAATCAAGGTGATAACGCTGTAGCCATTGGTTATGGTGCTGGTTATACTAATCAACCAGCCAATTCAATTATTATTAACGCTTCTAATTTAAGCCTTGACGGAACAAACGCTGGTTTATATATTGACCCAGTTCGCAACGACACAGGTTCTACCACTAACGGTGTCTACTACAACACTACAACTAAAGAACTAACCTATGGGCTTTCAGCAACAGGAAATGTAGTAGGACCATCGACATCAGATAATAATGCCATTGCTAGATTTGATGGCGCTACTGGCAAGTTGATTAAAAATTCTTCGGCTTTTCTTGATAACAATGGAACTGTTTCTTTAAATCAACTTGTTTTAAAAAATAACAATACATTAAAAGATAGTACTTTTAATTGTGTATATTTGGGTCAAAATAACGGATATAGTCCAGCCGCACCATTTTTAGCAATGCCCAATTCTTTAGTACCAAAAACAGATGACGGACATTTTTTTGGGACTGCTGTCGGTAATGCTGGTAGTTATATTTTTCAATTAGGATTTTCTTTACAAATAGAATACGGAACTTTAGAATTTGGTGGGCGATTGCTTTTAAAAGACAACACCACCCTTATAGTTTTTGGAACAGATTATAATACTAACTATGTAGCAATAGGAACTTATGATGCTACTGACCCCTATTGGTTAAGTACTTATTCAAGAAAAACTACTAATTTTGGTGGTGTTTTAGGCGCCATGGCTGTTAATAGTAGCGGACTATTAGTGGGTGTGGGTTATGTACAAACAACTTATCCTAGTGCTGATTTATTTGTTTGTGTTTCTAGTGATACCAACACTTGGACACCTTACAGTTTTTCATCTTCTAATGCGTCAACATATCCAATTGAATCCTTAAGTTCTGTTTGTTACGGTAATTCAAAGTTTGTAGCAGTAGGCGGTCATACTAGTTTAGATTATTCACAACAAGAAAATTTAATATTTACCAGCACCGATGGAACAACTTGGACACAACAGCCGTCTATAAGTGAACCAGACATCACAATTAATTTATCTCAAATAATTTTTAACGCTGGCACTTATGTTGTTATTGGATATTCATATAACAACATAACTTATGAAAGTTATAAACTTAATATTTATAGCAGTACAGATGGCGTTACATGGACAGATCATAGTTTTACTTCAATAGTATATCCTAATTCCATTACTTACGATTTTGTAAATAATTTATATATTATTGTTGGTAGTGAATATGGCAATGGTGGTGTTGGAGTTGTTTACACTAGTCCAGATTTATCAACTTGGATGCAAACATCATTTAATGTTGGGTTTAATAATCCTATTGTGATTGCCTCTAACACTGGTGGTGTTTTTAATCCAGTGGATTTAATCCTTGGTACTCAAGCATATAATGAATTAACCATGTTTGCTGGATCAAATAATGGTGTTGACTGGACAAGAAGAGGTGGTTACGGACAAGTTATTGGCAATAATTCTATCGGCATTGGAACTGGTGCTGGCTATGTAAATCAGGGCGATAGTAATATTGCAATTGGATATAATGCTGGTAGTTCCAATCAAGGATCAACAATTTATGAAGGGTCGGCAGTAGCAATTGGCACCCAAGCGGGTCAAAATAATCAAGGCGATGGGTCTATTGCTCTTGGTAAAAATTCTGGTCAAACTACTCAAGGTCAATATTCTGTAGCGATTGGTAACAATACCGCCAACATTAATCAAGGTAGTTACGCAATATCAATTGGTAATAATGCTGGAGATCTAAACCAACCAGATAACTCAATTATCCTTAACGCATCTGGTACAAGCCTTAACGGCACCAACGCTGGTCTGTACGTTAACCCAGTTCGTAACGACAATGCTAATGTAACCAATGCAATTTTTTACGACACAACCACTAAAGAATTAACCTATGCCGCAATCAGCGGAACATCTGGAGAAAGCGGGTATTCAGGGTTTAGCGGGATTGGGATTAGCGGATTCTCAGGTAGCGGTATAAGTGGTTTTTCTGGGTCTGGTATATCAGGGTATAGCGGATCGGGAATATCAGGTTATTCAGGATCAGGCATCAGCGGTTGGTCAGGATTTTCGGGGTCAGGTATTTCAGGTTACTCTGGAAGTGGCATATCTGGCTATTCTGGTAGCGGAATATCAGGGTACTCAGGCTCTGGCATCTCTGGCTATTCTGGTAGTGGGATTTCTGGTTATAGTGGGTCTGGCATAAGCGGGTATTCAGGCAGATCAGGGTACTCAGGCTCAGGTATTTCTGGGTATTCTGGGCAAATAGGGCAATCGGGGTATAGCGGATCGGGCATATCAGGGTATTCGGGGCTTAATGGAATTGCTCAAAGCGGCATAAGCGGGTACTCTGGATTTTCAGGGTTAGGCATATCGGGCTTTAGCGGGGCATCTATAAGCGGCTATTCAGGATTTTCGGGAAGCGGGATTTCTGGGTTTTCGGGGTCAGGGATTTCGGGTTACTCAGGTAGCGGTATAAGCGGCTATTCGGGATCTGGAATAAGCGGGTATTCTGGTAGCGGCATAAGCGGCTATAGTGGATCGGGTATAAGCGGCTATAGCGGATCAGGAATTTCTGGCTACTCAGGATTGCAAGGTACATCTTCAAATGTATTTTTATATCAAGCAAATACAACAGCAACATCTGGTTATCCTACTGATGGTCATGTTCTTTGGAATAATGCAACGCAAACAAGCGCAACATCTATTAATGTTAGTCATATAACTGATAATCCCGCTTCTATTGATGCTGATATATTTTTAGCTTTAATAAAACAAGGTCAAACATTTACCCTTCAAGATAGAAATGTTAGTTCTAATTATCAAATATGGTTAGTTAATGGAACTCCAACCAATACTAATGCTGGAACTTCTACAAGTTATTGGACATATCCTGTTGCTTTAACTTCTTCTAGTGGTTCAGGAACTACAAACTTTTCTAATAACCATAATTTATTTTTAGCTATTACTGCTGGAATAAGCGGGTATTCTGGATTCTCAGGGTCAGGGATAAGTGGGTACTCAGGTTCAGGGATTAGTGGTTATAGCGGTAGCGGGATCTCAGGGTATTCGGGTAGCGGGATTTCTGGATATTCTGGTAGCGGAATATCGGGATTCTCAGGATCGGGGATTAGCGGATTTTCTGGATCTGGGATTAGCGGATATTCGGGTTCGGGAATATCGGGCTTTAGTGGAAGCGGAATATCGGGATTTTCAGGGTCAGGAATAAGCGGTTATTCGGGTAGCGGTATATCGGGTTACTCAGGTTCAGGCATATCGGGTTATAGCGGTTCAGGCATAAGCGGTTATAGCGGGTACTCTGGAAGCGGGGTATCAGGCTACTCTGGTTCTGGAATTAGTGGGTACTCTGGTAGCGGAATATCTGGGTATTCAGGGTCGGGCATATCGGGTTATAGTGGGTATTCGGGTTCAGGAATAAGCGGTTACTCTGGTTCAGGTATATCTGGTTACTCAGGTTCAGGTATTTCAGGCTATAGCGGTTCAGGAATAAGTGGGTATTCGGGTTCTGGCATATCAGGGTATTCTGGTTCGGGAATTTCAGGCTACTCTGGTAGTGGCATAAGTGGTTACTCTGGCTCAGGAATAAGCGGTTATTCTGGTTCGGGCATATCAGGGTATTCTGGAAGTGGCATAAGCGGCTACTCTGGTATCTCAGGATTTAGCGGGACAGTAGGCGCAGAAATGTTAGCGGCTAATGCTTACACTAATGCCACAACATCATTTACTGATATTACTGGTTTAACAAAGTCATTAACTGCTGGCACATATAGTTTTGTAGTTGAATTGGCTGGTCAATCTTCTTCAAATGCTGGCGCACAATTTACAGTAAACTTTTCTGGAACTGCTACTGTTGAATGGATACAAACTGCACAGGCTTCTGGAACAACTTTAGTTGCAACTAGCCGACAAACAACTTTAAATACGGCTGGTACTACTTGCTGGACAACATCCAACACAGAGATGTATGCTAGACTATTTGGTGAAATTGTTGTAACTGCTACTGGAACATTTGCAGTAAGAGGTTTAAAAGTAACTAGCGGAACATTAACTGTTCGTGCCTGTTCATTAGTAATCATTGACCAGACGGCATAGGGTAAATAATGGCAACCAACAGACAGACTGCGGTTAATACCAATGGTACTGTGGTATGGACAACTGCTGGAACTGAAATGAGTATGTTAATAAGCGGAGTTATTGTTACGGGAACCTCTGGAACAATGACTATCCGTTCTGGATCTAACTTAATTATCGGATAAATAACTTTTTAAAAGGAGCATTAAAATGGCATTACAAATTGCATTACCAATAACGGAGTTTGGCATAGCCGCACCACAAGCCTATGCAAAAATTACAGCATTTGGCGGAGATGCAAACAAAATTCGTGTACGAGTTTCTGTGTTTTTTGATAAAGATGCTAGACAAAAAAATTTAATTACTATTAAGTCTAATTCTCACGACATTGCAACTAAAGATTTAAAAGGCGAAATTTTACCAAGTATTTATAATATTCTTAAAACATTACCTGAATATAATGGAGCAATAGATTGTTAATTGTGTATTAATAAAAATAGTATAATTTAAATTTGTAAAATTTTAAGAAAACAAGATGAAATATACGATAGTAATACCAACATACAATAACTGCGAAAAATATCTTAAACCTTGTATTGATTCCATTATCAAATTTACTGATATGGATGAGGTTGAATTAATTGTTTCGGCTAATGGTTGCACAGATAATACGCATTATTATTTGAATTATTTAGCAACTGCTATTCCTCATTTAAAAGTGGCTTGGGATGACAATCCTTTAGGATATTCCAAAGCAACAAACGAAGGAATTAATCTTGCCACTACGGACAAAATTGTATTGCTCAATAACGATACAGTTTTACTAGAGCAAAATAAAAATGATTGGCTTAATTTTCTCAACAAGCCTTTTGATGATAGACCTAATTGCGGAATAACTTGTGTTATTAAAGGTCATTCCGAACCAGCAAATAAAATGTTTGCTATTTTCTTTTGCGTAATGATTGACAAAAAAGTTTTTGATAAGATTGGTTTGTTAAATGAAGAATACGGAGTAGGCGGTGGAGAAGATACTGAATTTTCTATTGAAGCAGAAAAGGCTGGATTTGAAGTAGTCGAAGTATTTGAAAAGAATTGGGAAGGTGTTCAATATACTGGTGTATATCCTATCTATCATAAAGGTGAAGGCACAGTTCACGATACTAATCTAGTTCAAAATTGGGATAATATTTTTCTACGCAACTCGCTTAAACTTGCTAAAAAATATAATTACGAATGGTATCGGTGGCGATTGTCTAATTATTGGGAACGAGCAGTATTTCTTAAAGGCGATCCAGTATTTCCAAGGGAAGTTACTCGCTATGAATGGGCGGCTAAAAACTTACTTGGCAATAAAGTATTTGAATTAGGTTGCTCAGATGGATATGGCAGACAATTCTTTTTAGCCAACATTGAATACACAGGCTTAGATTACGATCCAATTATCATTGAAGTGGCTAAAGAACAAGGCTGGGAAGGTGTTAACAAATTTGTTAATGCCGATATTAACCAATATGAACTTGATCAATACGACACAATTGTAGCCTTTGAAGTGATTGAACATTTAGACAATGGATTGCAAGTAGTTGAACGATTAAAACAACATTGCAAACGACTTTTGATAACTGTGCCAATGAATGAACCAGTAGGCTTCTGGGGTCCTCATCATAAAATTCATGGATTAAACGAAAGACATTTTCCTAATTTTGAGTTTAATTATATAAACGAACAAGGCATTATTTCAGATGTGCCACAAAATATTACACCTGAAAATCCTTGCAACCTAATGATCTGTAAATGGACAAAATCCTCTGCTCAGTAGCAACAAGGGGTAGATACTTTACTACCCTTCCTTTAGTTTTAACTGCCATTATTAATCAGACTAAAAAGCCTGATAAGTTAATTATTTTTGATGACAATGACGAACCAAAGGATATGCGATCTGAAATGATTTATCAGTATTTCTTTCAGATGCTAGACATTAAAGGCATCCAATGGGAATGGTTGTTTGCCGAAAAAAAAGGTCAGCATCATATTCATCAAATGGCTAATCGTTCTGGCTTTGATTGGGTATGGCGAGTAGATGACGATGCAGTTCCAGAAGCCAATGTATTAGAAAAGTTATTTGGCGCAACTAGGGATGATGTAGGTGCAGTTGGTGGTGCAATCCTTACTCCCCCATTACAATTTGAAAACTTTAATCCTACTGGCAAATTAGAAAATATTGATACCGAGCCTAATATTCAATGGCTAAACTTTAAAACAGCCAAAGAAGTAGAGCATTTACATTGTTCATTTTTATATCGTGCTGGTATCTGTGATTACAATCTAGGTTTATCTAGAGTGGCTCATCGAGAAGAAACTTTGTTTAGTTATGCTTTACATCAAAAAGGGTATAAATTATTAGTCATTCCCAATGCAGTTACTTGGCATATGAAGAATCCGCAAGGGGGCATCCGAAGCGAAACTAAGAAGGAAATGTATGAGCATGATGAACAAATATTTAGAAATATTGTGGGACATAACGATAAGACCATTGTTGTCCTTAATAGCGGTCTTGGCGACCATATTGTTTTTAGTCGTATTCTTTCTGAAATACCTAATCCTGTTGTATTTGGGTGCTATCCTGAGATTATTCCTTGTAGATCGATAGCCGAAGCACAAGCCTTATTTGGCAGTATTGAGCAATACAATATCTATGGCAAGATGGATCAATGGAATTGGACAGATAGTCTAGAAAATGCGTATAGGAAACTATATCTATGATAATCATTCATCCCTATGCCAAGCCATTAATGAATGGCAAACAAAACCCCAAAAACTATCCTTATTGGAAAGAATTAATAAGTCTTATACAAGACCCAATTATTCAAGTTGGAGTTGAAGGCGAAGAACAATTAGTGCATGAATTTTACAAAAATTTAACAATGGCAGAATTGCGCCAGTTAATCAAAGATTGTGATACTTGGATTTCCGTAGATAGTTTCTTTCAGCATCTAGCATGGTCAGAAGGAAAAAAGGGAATAGTATTATGGTCGGTATCTGATCCTAATATTTTCGGGCATCCTGAAAACTTAAATTTACTTAAAGATAGATCATACTTAGCCAAGAATCAATTTCTTTGGTGGGATTTTACGGAATA